GGCGAGATAGTGTCGATGATGCGGCGCTCTTTCTGCGTGGTGTTGTACATCCCGGTCACGCCGATACCCGTAATCTTGCGCTCGGCAAGGCGGTTCATAATCAGCATTTCCACAGTACCGTGACCCATATTGCTCTCGACGAGGATATTGGTAATATCCATTTCGGTAGCGAGGTCAATCACCTTGTCGATGTTCTCGGTGGATACACCACCTTGGAAGCCACCAACACTGAACAGATGAATGTACGAGCTTACGGCACCGCCAGCAGCATACGAGATTTCATCCCCACCACAACCAGCCGGGTCAATGACCATGAGCTTGTGCTTATACTGGAGCATTTCGGAACCAGTGCCTGCTGGGTAGTACAACTTCTCACCCCGGATAGGCTCATACTCCTCAACCAGATTACGGCGGTCAGCAGCGTACATGAAGCGGTCCGGCGCGGTGTCGGTATCACCACCGTGGATGAGCAGGTCAGACAGTTTGATTTGGGTGCGCATGGCATCAAGCAGAGACGTGTCCAGCATGTACTGCAACTGGAAGCCCTCTGGCCCGAAGTCCAGCTCTTTCTCTATCAGGTCGTCCTCAGAATAGCGTCCAGTATCGGTTGACTGGCCCAGAGTCCCATCGACTCCATAGCCACTCCGAGAATAGCCAGCAGCGATAAGCTCATGAATATAAGGCGCAAGTGTTTCGCCATAGCGTTCTTCCATTTCGAGTGAAGGGATACGGCCCGGCCAGACACGCACCTCAAAGCCACGAGCAGGCAGCGTCTTGTAGATACTGTCCTTAGTCTGCGGCGTACCGAGATACAGGGTGTCGCCGTGCGTACAGATTGCAGCGAAGTCTTTGGAGACTGTCAGCAACTTCTCACGCTCGGTCTGGGTCATACCGTTCTTGGTTGTCTCAATATCATCCGGGATAAGCAAATCAGCACGCTTACCCTGCAAGGATGCGGTCACACCGATACAGGCCACGCTTGGTGACTTGTCCAGTGGTTTAAGGTCGCAATGCACATCATACGCGGTGTATGAGGTACGGTCGCCACGGGTGCTGTCAGCCTTGAGCCAGCACAGCAATGGCCATGTTTCAATCAGACGGATAACCAGCGTCGCTACTTCGGACGCCTGTTGCTCACCACCCGACAGAATCAGGACACGGCAGCGCTGGTCTTGGATAAGACGCCACACGGAATACAGAGCGGCCAGCGTAGACTTTGCTTCACCACGCTGTGCTGCTACCATCTTCTTACGGGGGCCGTACTGCATATAATCTGCAATGTCGGCCTGCATATCCGTCAGCTCAAAACCGAGGAAGCGCATACCGACGTAGGCGAAGTCCCGGAACTCTTTGAACGTAATGGCCAGCATCATAGCCAGCTCTGTGCGCTTATCGCTGGGGATTGTGCGCGGGTTAAAGTTTAGCTCGGACGTCTGCTCGGCAATGAGCTTCAAACGGCTAAGAACAAACGGATTAAGTTTCATTAAATGATTCCTTGGAGGTCGTCGCCATCGCCTCCTACCTGCTGCATGATTGCGGCGGCACGGGCCTTACGGCGTTCTTCGAGTTCATCCTCAAACTCGTCGTTGAGGCGTTTCATTGATTCATCATCTGCGTCTGCGGTAATATCGTTATCCTTGAGGAACTTGGCAATAACAGATTTGTCGGCGGCGGGTAGTGGAATCTTTTCCGTACTCGCTTCCTGCAACTCTGAAATCAGTGCCTCGGTGAACATTGCGTGCAGCGCAGAAAGCCGGGACTTACTCCCGGCCTTCGGCTTGCTCATACTGCCTCCTTATTTAGTTACTGAACCAGTACCGAGGTTGGTCTGGCCATCTGCGGTGAACCATGCTTCGCCTGTACAGAATGCCATACGCCACTGAGTTACACCGTTACCCGTTACTGCATCCGTAACAAGCACGACGCCATACGGGTTCTCTGTGGCCTTCGGCAGGGTCGCCTTAGTGACACGTTGAACACGGGTACTCAGCGGTGACGGCTGGACAGCCAGAAGCACATCCGAACCGTTGTATTGTACTGGCAAGTGTGAGCTGGCGTTGCTTGCAACCAGTCCCGGACCATCCAGAGACAGACGCCCGGTATCCATATCCATACCCAGACCGTAGTTACCATTCGACACGTTCCATGTTGCAGGCACCAGAGGAGCTGCGGCAGCGGCCACGTCAGCGGTAACCTCGGTCATCAGGATGTTGTGGTAGTAGTGTTGACCACCCTCGAAGTTAGACTTCGCACTGGTGTGAACAGTCATCGCCACTGGCCCGGTGTACTGCGCCAGCTGCACGTAGACGTGCGGACGGTTCTTGTTCATGGCAACACGCACTGCAACAATCGGGGTAGCACCGTGCGAGTACCAGCTTGCGCGGGATTTCGCATCGGAGTCCTTCTGCTGCATCATGATGGTGGTTTCACCTGCACCGTAGTTTGTGCCGCCCGGACGTGGGTTCGCTGTTGCTGCGTCGAAGTGACCAGCACCTACGAATTTCAGAACAACGCTCTCACCAGTTGCACCGTCCAGCGTGAACGAACCTACGTCAATCCACACCTGATTCGCAGTCATGTTGCTGACTTTGAACTGTGAGGACTCGTAGCCATACGACATTGAACCTGAGTTGATGAATCCCAGCACGTTAAACTCTGCTGTACCGTTCTCGTAACCAGAGTTCACCCATGATGGCGGTTTACCTGATGGGTCTTGCGACGGGTCATAACCAGACACGGTTGGGTCAATACCCTTACCCTGTGCGAAGCGGTTACGAATCTGCACGAGCTTGGTGTATTGTGTAGCCGATGGATAGACGCTGTTCTCCTGCGTCACGTTCTCCAGAATCCAACCACCCTGCGAAATGTCAAAGCCACGCTCGTTGCGGTCGAACCATGTGTTACGCATAGAAGACTGACCAGCACGGATACAGGATACTGCGTACTCACCAGTGTGCGACTCAAAGTTACAGTCCGCGATGTAGATGGCGGTCGGGTGGTCCCACGCGCCCGGCGATTCGTTCGACCAGTCGGTGCGGAAGAACGAGGCTTTACCACCACTGGAGTAACACTGAGTTACAGCGGTGTCGATGGTGTCATAGACGTGGAATACACGACCAGTCATACCACGAGCCTGTACTGCATGGATACGGCAATAGTCACCACGGGTCACGGTATTCTGGAAGAAACCTTTTGTGCTGGCAGCGCCATTCACATACAGGTTAGACACTTCCATACGACGCGCTTTCGTGTTGATTGCGTAAGCAGAGTCAGTAGCCAGCAGCTTCACATAGGCACGCGGGATACGACCATAGGCAGCTTCCGGGCCACGCAGTTTAAACGCTGGAATCTCTTTGTCACCTGTGTCGATATGCGAGATAGCAGACACACCCGGTGGCAGCACGATACCCGGACCAAACGTAGCATCAAGACTACGGGACCAGTTGTGCATACGCATCCACGCAGCGGCATCATCGGTTACGCCATCGACCATTGCACCGAAGTGCTCTACGGTCACATCATTCAGCGAAATCATACGACGCCAACGAGCACCGTTCAGACCGACGATGGTGATACCGCCGTCATCCGGGGTTGTGGTGTCATTCGCCAGATACTCGAAGAAGCCACCGCCCATCGGAGCCTTTGACGTAGCCGCCCAACCAGCGGACCAGCTCTGAACAGACACAAAGCGTTTATCCTGACGTGGCGCGATGGTGCGCAGGGTAGCAATGCTATCGACACGTCCCAGAATGCTCATACCGTCAATGTCTTGCAGGTCCAGCTCCAGCTCGGTGGCTGAGCCTTCAATCGGCGTGGCTGATACCGGATTACCCACGGAGTCGAAGCCCAGCAGCTTATTCTTGCGTCCGGCCACGGTAGGCGTCACAGCAACGCTGGACTCCGGCACACGCAGAGCACGCTGGTTCACAGTGTTGACTTCCTCGTCAACGTAGAGTTTGTTCGCAGCATCAGTGTCATTGATGGGTGTACCCAAATGAGTGATGCGGAAAGTGTTCATCGAAATGTCACCGTAGAAGCCTTCGATACTGCGACCTTCTACCAGCTCCTGAGACAGATACAGGAACTGCATGTTCTGTTCGTCCAGATTATCACGACTGAAAGCAGCACCCTCTGAGAACAGGATACGCAGCTTCTCGCGTGCAGTGCGGCGCATGACCAGCACTTCTTCGCCACCTTTCAGGGCGGTCTGTAGACGAACCACGGTATCGCTATCCCACGTAAAGGATTTCTGAGTACCAGCGATATACACGTAAATGTCACTGCGGGAGAGGTACGGGATATTCACGTTAATTGTGATTTGCCCGGCTGTACCTGTTTCGGT